CCTAGTTGATGATGTTGAAGAAACCCCTGTTTCAGTTCAAGAATTACCAGCACCTGCACCTGCAGGAGACAAAAGTAGTTCGGTGTTCTCTCGTTTTAGTGATCCGGCCATTGGAGAAGTTGGATCAGTTGAGGGAGTCATTGATAAATGGTCACCATCATCACTAGATTACGGTGATCGTGGCGCGGGTTTCAGGGAGCGTGGTCCTAGCCATGGACGTAGTAGAGGACGTAGTAGAGACCGTAGTAGAGGACGTAGTAGAGACCGTAGTAGAGACCGTAGTAGAGGACGTAGTAGAAGTCGTAGTAGAAGTCGTAGTAGAAAAGATTCATCTGATGGGGGTAATAAAAGAGTTAAGAATAATAATAATAAGAGAAGCAAGATAAGCAATAGAATATCGAAAAGAAGATCTAAGAAAAGAAGATCTAAACGCAGGTCTTCATAATTTGTTCGGCCAAGATTTTATACCCTTTCCCATCAGATTCTTGCTCCCCAACTGTAGGACAGATTTCAATTTCATTAATGAAAAAATCACGACAATGATTGTCATTATTTACACAACACGCAAAATCAATACGACATTGTATTAACGTCTCATGATCTTTTTTTATATCTTTAAAAACTTGTTCTCCGACTGTTAAGCATTGTTTTAAAAGATCTGGATCAATCTTAGTTTGATCTTGAAAAACACCTTCACCTGATTCCCATCGTTGATTATAACTATATATATTCTTACCATTTACCCAATATGTCTTAATTTCACCATACTTATTGAATTCTTCAAGGAATGGTTGAAGCAATAAATGTTTATATTTTTTCTTTTTTAGTATCTTCAAAGTCTTTTCAATTTTTTTTGAATCTGGGTTCTTAATAATTTTAAACCCTGTTTTGAATGCTCCCAATTCTGGTTTGATAGCAACTTTATCATAATCATTTTTTTCAATGAAATTCATAATTGTTTTAAGATCATATTTGTCTAAATCTATAAAACAAGTTGGGGCAATATCATATCCTTTTCTTTTCAAGTATCTCATATATCTGTGTTTATCAATAATAAATTCCTGCATTTTTTGTGATGGATAAACATCCGCAGTAGTTTTTTTAAGTATTTTCATATATTCTTGGTATTGTTCTATTCCCCCGTCCATAAATGAATAAACACCTTCGTAGATTGAGAATATAGCAGCACACTCATTACAACTTTCTAATGTCAAATCGTCCCCAAATAAAGGGATGACTTCAACATTGTATTTTTTTTCAAGGTTTTTAACTTCCGCAAAAATAGCAAAATCATAAGGAATATAGTCCATAGATACATCATATTCTTTTAAAACCTGAAGCATCTTTTTATTATTCTTATAGTATTTCTTAGAAACTGGTTCATCCTGAGTTCCAATAATTATCCCTAATGTTTTCATTCACTATTATTTTATTATATAATATTAAAATATAATAAAAATGGAATATTATCAATATCCAATATCTGACTCACCATTCACAAGTAAGGTTCCTAATAATCAATTATTTACAACGGATAAAGGAGAAAATAATTGTTTTCCAACACAAGGTTATCAAGAATCGTGCCAACCGAATGTAATTTATGGTTATCACAAACCATTAAATGAAAAATGTCCCATAATTACAGGAAATTTAAACAATGGTCCTGCGAATGGATGTACATCTCCCTGGAATAATATGACTAAAAGAAAATCATTAGTTAAAGATTATTAAAAGATTATTATTAAATTAAATTAAATTAAATTAAATTAAATTAAATTAAATTAAATTATTATTATGGAAAAAGAAACTTTTTTAAAAAATATTCATCATGATTTACATGGTAAATATCCCTTAAACTTTACAATCCATGTTTGTAAAGATTGTTCTGCTAAAAAGAAAGAATATCAAAAAGAAAAACTAGCGGATCGTATTCCTAAAGATATTTTAAATTTAGGAAATATTGATGTTTTCGCTGGAAGGAACCCTATTTATATCACAACCCCAAGAATGAAATGTTTATTTGGATTTGATAAACAGACAAATCAGATATGTTTACAATTTAGTGATGTAAAGACCGATATGGTTATGAGAAGTTTTTATGATTATATTGAACGATTAGAATTGGAACAGATGAAATATATCGGATTAGATGAAGATACTTGTGATTTGTATAATTCACAAATCCGTCAAGATAAAGACGAAAAATATGATCCCTATTTAATTGTGAAAGTCCCGTTTAAGAACAACAGGTATATGGTTGATATTTGTGATAAAGAATCAAGTGCATGTTCGGTAACTAATATCTACAATTTTACAAATATGCAATGTGATATTTTCATCGATAAAATATGGAAATACAATGAAAAGTATGTCTGTAAATGGAAAGTGAAAAAAATACTCTTGATTTAATTTAACCGAGTAATTTCAAGTATGTTGCGTTATTTTGAAAATTTTACTTTATAAGATTATTTCAAAATGAGTTCCGTTTTAAGACATGAAGATATTGATATTAATGAAATAAATTTTTCAAAACCTGAGAAGATAGGGACATCTTATTTTGGTTCAATAAGTTATGGAACAGGACTAAAACCCTTGTATGTCCAGACGCCAAGACTTAAGTCTTTGGTTAATTTATGCGATTTACAAGACAAAAAGAATCCCCATATTGAAGTCGAAGTCCCGAATGGAAACTACGATATTTATGATTTTTTTCTTAATTTAGATGATCGTTGTATTAAGACCACTTTTAAAAAAAGTCAGGAATGGTTTGGTAAAGAATTACCATTGGAATCCGTTGATGATATGTTTAAAAGAACAACAAAACCCTTCAAGAAGAATCAAAATCCTGTAATGAAATTTAAATTACCAGTTATAAAAAATAAAATTCAGTGTGGTGTTTATAATCAACAAAGAATATTTCTGGATTTAAATGATATTAAAGAAAATTCAGAAGTTGTCTTGGTCTTACATTTAAGAGGATTGAAAGTTCTAAAGCAAAACTTTTATTTTGATTGTTATATTTCACAAATAAAATTATTTCAAGATAAAGATACGAAATATAGCATTATTCAAGATTATGCTGTAATTGATGAAAAAAATGATGATGATGATATTTTTGATCAAGAAATTCTAAAGGCAAATAGAAATGAAGAAGAAGAAATGAATAATGAACAAGAAAGAATTAAAGAAGAAGAAAGAATTAAAGAAGAAGAAAAAAGAATTAAAGAAGAAGAAGAAAGAATTAAAGAAGAAGAAAAAAGAATTAAAGAAGAAAAAAGAATTAAAGAAGAAGAAGAAGAAAGAATTAAAAAAGAAGAAAAAAAAGAAGAAAAACAGAAAATTCAAAAAGAAATTGAATTGAAGAAAAAAGAAATGGAGGAATTAATGAAAAAAATAGAACAGGATGAATAATTAAATAATTAAATAAATTATCTAAATTTTTTTTATGTTTTATATATATAAAAATGGATTGTCAACAATTAATGATATATGGTGTTCTTTTACTCGTCGGGTTATACGTTCTAAGAGAGGTTTGTGGAATCAAATTACCTTTCATAGATACTAAAGAAGGTTTCTTAGGTTTTGGTACTGATGATGATGACGCACCCAAACAACCGATTGCTCAACCTATGGCTCAACCTATGGCTCAACCTATGGCTCAACCATCGGTTCAAGCGGCTGCTCAAGGAGTTGTTGCTTCCGAGGAATTAGGAAATGAAATGAATATGCCTGTTTCCGGTATTACCACAGCGCCTACCTCATGCTACCCCCAGAATACATTGGGTCCGGGTGACCTTTTACCTTCGGGCGAATCCAAACAAATCCAAGATTTTAATAACACTTACCCTGTTGGAGAAGGTATCCTTAAAGGTGTAAACTTTTTAGATGCTGGCTTTCATGTTGGCGTGAATACTATTGGTCAAAGTTTAAGAAACGCCAACTTAAATCTCCGCGCGGAACCACAGAACCCCCAAGTTAAAGTGAGTCCCTGGATGAACTCTACGATTGCCCCGGATCTTTCAAGATTATCATTAGACGATGAAACGGTATGCAATGCCCGTCCACAGGGAGGTGCATTAAATGGTAATGATGGTAATGGTTCTATGCCTGCCACCCCACTGGCATAAATTTGATACTTATTTAAAATAATAATAATAAATAATAATAAATTAATGGAAAAATATACGAAAGGAAAGTTTAAAGCAAATCCTTATAATCCTAATAATATTTTAATCCAATCTTCCGATGTCACACATATTATGAAATCTCTTAATATGAATGATTTTAAAATTAATGATATAAGTTTATATCAAACATCTTTTGTCCATAATTCTTATACTAAATTATTATCGTATCGTGATTATGATAATGATAATAATTATTTAGATTTACAGGTGAAATCTTATGAAGTAATGGAATTTCTTGGAGACGCGATTCTAGAAAGTTCAATATGTTCCTATATTTACCAAAGATTTGGATTGATCCACGACGAATCTGAGGGATTTTTATCAGATTTAAAAGCACGTCTTGTTTGTGGAGATATGTGTTTTCAATTATCTAAAGATCTAAAATTTCAAAAATTCTTAATTATTTCAGATCATATTGAAAAATCTTGTGATGGTCGTAATAATTTCAAGATTTTAAAGAATGTTTTTGAATCATTTATTGCCGCTGTCTTCCTAGATAATGATTATTATATTGCAAATGATTTTATTATAAAGGTTATTGAAAAATTTGTTGATTTTACAGATATCTTGGTGAAAGATAATAATTATAAAGGTCAAATTATAAGGTATTGTGATAAATCATTTAATGGTAAACCTGAATTTACTACAGAATTATTAGATAATGGATTATATTCGACAATCATCAAAATGAAAGGTGAAATAATAAGCAACGCAACAGACGAAGATAAAAAAATCTGTGAAAAACAAGCATCAAAGAATGCTCTAATCCATTTTAATGTTATAACTGAATAATATTATTTTATTATTACTAATATTATAGTTATGTCTGATTTTGAATTTAGTGATAAACAATATGTTATTCTTTTAAAGTATTTTAAAGGAGATGTTATTTATTTAGATAAAACAATTTTAAAAGATATTAAAAAAAATAAATTCAATGATGAAGATATCAAAGAAGTTGATAGAGATATTATAAAAACATTTTCAACAATACTCGCTTTAAAGGAAAAAAAACCAGAAAAATATGCGAAGAAGAAATGGATTTATCCTGATTGGGATAAAGATGAAAAAGAAAGTAAATTAAAAGAAGCATTCTCTGAAGATTACCCTGAAGAGGAAGAAGATAAAGATAAAGATAAAGATAAAGATAAAGATAAAGA